TTACTGCGCCGCCCAGACGATGCGGGCGATCCAGGCGATATCCTGCACGTCGAAGCCGCGTTCCGGATAGGCGGGATTGAAGGACGACAGCTCGATGCGGGTGAGCGTGCGGCGCGACAGCAGCTTGCACATCACCTCGCCCTGGATGGTCTTGGCGATCACGCGGTCGCCGCGGCGGACGCTGGCCGCCGGCGAGACGATCACGACATCGCCATCGCGATAGACCGGCAGCATGCTGTCGCCGCTGATTTCCAGCGCATAGGCCTGCGGATCGCCGATCTCCGGGAAAGGCACCTTCTCCCAGCCCTCGCCGGTGGGAAAGCCGCCATCGTCGAAGAAGCCGTCCTTGCCGGCCTGGGCAAGGCCGATCAGCGGAATGCGCTGCGTGCTTTTCGGCACGCCGCCGCTCTCGCTCAGCAGATCCATGAATTCGGGCACGCTGGCGCCGGTCGCCTCGATCACCTTGGCGATCGATTCCGTCGACGGCCAGCGCTGCTTGCCGTCCCGCGAAGTACGCTTGGAGCGATTGAAGGTGGTGGGGTCGAGCCCGGCCTTGCGGGCGAGGCCTGAGGCGGTCAGGCCATAGCGTTCGGCAAGGCCATCGATGGCGGCCCAGATCGCGCGATGTGTCAGCATGGGAAGATTGTCTTGCAAATCGGGGAATTTGCATACAGGAATATTATCAAGTTCTGCATTTGACATGAGAACATAAGAAGAATTATGATGCCGCCATAGGCGTGAAAGTGGCCTTTGTTCTTCCCGTATCGGGTCTGGGAACGGAACGAATGAGCGAAAATCCAGCTAAACCCGGACTTCATTCGCCAGCCCTGGCTGCATCCATGCCGGCGCGCCCGCAGCGGGCCGTGGTGGTCTTTATCGAGGAAACCCGGCTCGCCAAACTGCGTTGGCTGAAGCCCGGGTTTCGCCACTGCTACGCCTATCTGGCCCTACCGGGCGGCTGGATCGGCATCGATCCTTTGTCTCATATGACTGAAGTAAAAGGATTTTATGGATGGCCGGAAGGGGCCGACCTGGCCGCGCATCTGCGTGGTCGCGGGCAATGCGCGCTGACTACAGCGATCCAGCAGGCGCCGCACCGCCTGGCCCCGCCGCTGCCGTTTTCCTGCGTCGAAGCGGTCAAACGGCTGATCGGTCTGCAAAGCTGGTCAATAAGAACACCATGGGAACTATTTCAGCATCTGCGGAAAATATCCCTTGCTAATGGATATGATTTGTTCTAATGTCGCTTCCTACAGGAACAAATAGCAAACACTCTCAGTCGAGTGCCAGCAAGGGATCTGCCGCCATGGGTGGGATTTTCAGTTCGCCGTCTCCGCCGCCACCGCCCCCTCCGCCGCCCCCACCGCCGGAACCGGTCGAAAGCGCGGCCGAGATCGCCGAGAAAGCAGCCCGCGAGCGCCGTCGTCGCGCCCAGGGCGAAACCATTGCCACCTCCTGGCGCGGCGTGAACGAGACCGACGCTGAAACGCTGGGCGGTGCGGCAGCCAGCAGCAACCGCAGCTCCAAGCGCCTGCTTGGCGAATAGGGAAACCACGATGTCGGGAACAGACCGCAGGACCGCGATGCCGGAAGCCGAACGGGATCCGCAACGGACTCCGCTCAGCCCCGATGACCTGCGCCGCCGCTACGAAAGGCTGCGCGGCCAGCGCGGCTCGTGGGAAGCGTTGTGGCAAGACTGCTACGACTATTCCCTGCCGGCACGGCGGCCGAGCGGGGTGTCCGGCATCAGCGGTGGCGCGCGCGTCGCCGAGCGACTGTTCGATGCCACCGCCGCCGATGCTGCCGAGCAGCTTGCGGCGACCCTGCTGGCCCAGTTGACGCCACCGTGGTCGCGCTGGTTCGCATTCCAGCCTGGCCGCGATGTGCCGGAAGACCAGCGCGGCGCCATGGCCGGCGAACTCGACCGTGCAGCCGAATTGCTGCAGGCGCAGTTCGACCGATCTAACCTCTCTGTCGAGTTACATCAGGCCATGCTTGATCTCGTCGTTGCCGGCACAGCGTGTCTGGCCTGCGAAGAAGCACCCCTCGGTGAAGCCAGCGCTTTCCGCTTCAGCGCCGTGCCGCTGAACGATCTTGCCCTTGAAGAAGGCGCGTCGGGCCGTCTCGATACCGTGTTCCGCCGCCAGGAGTTGACGCTCGAGCAGCTCGGCCAGCGTTATCCGGCGCTGGAGCAGCAGACCTGGTTCACCACGCGACGCCAGCGCGAACCTGATACGCGGCTCGGTGTTCTCGACTGCCTGCTGCCGGCGCCGGCACCGCGCCACGGCTATCTGTTTGCGACCGTGCTGGACGATGTGTCGCTCAACGACGATGCACGCCTGCTGACCGCCGGCCGTTTCGACCAGACGCCGTTCATCGCTTTCCGCTGGCTCAAGGCGCCGGGCGAGACCTATGGCCGTTCGCCGGTGATGAAGGCGCTGCCCGATATCAAGACCGCCAACAAGACCGTCGAGCTCGTGCTGAAGAATGCCTCGATCGCCGTCACCGGCATCTGGCAGGCCGACGACGACGGCGTGCTCAATCCCGCCAATGTCAAACTGGTGCCCGGCGCCATCATTCCCAAGGCAGTGGGCTCGTCCGGCCTGACCCCGCTGGCGGCGCCCGGCCGCTTCGACATCTCGCAGATCGTGCTCGACGACCTGCGCGGCCGTATCCGCCATGCGCTGCTGGCCGATCGCCTGGGGCAGATTGATGCGCCGCGGATGACTGCGACCGAGGTGATGGAGCGTTCCGCCGAAATGGCGCGTCAGCTCGGTGCCACCTTCGGGCGGTTGCAGTCCGAACTGCTCAATCCGCTGTTGCTGCGTGCCGTGTCGATCCTGCAGCGCCGTGGTGAAATTCCGCACTTCGCCCTCGATGGCCGCGAGGTTGCACTGATACAGCAGTCGCCGCTGGCCCGGCTGCAGGCCCAGGGCGATGTGCAGGGCGTGCTGAGCTGGCTGCAGCAGCTGCAGGCACTCGGACCCGCGGCCATGCAGGTGGTCGACAGCATGGCGGTGGCACGCTGGCTCGGCCGCACGCTCGGCGTACCGGGCGAATTCCTCATCGAGGCCGGCGAAGCCGCACCACCGCAAGCCCCGGCAGCGGCTGCCGCGCCGCAGTTGCAGCAGATGCTGCAGCAGCTGACGGGCGGCCAACAGGCAGCAGGAGCCACGCCATGAGCGAGACCATCAGCGACCCGCTGCAGGGCGATCTGACGTCGGCCTTCGCGCGCTGCTTCCGCGGCAGCGATGGCGATCGCGTGCTGGCGCATCTGCGTCGCATCACCATCGAACGCCGGCCCGCTCCCGACTGCAGCGAGGCGGAGCTGCGGCATCTGGAAGGGCAGCGGCATCTTGCCGCCTACATTCTGCAGCTTGTCGCGCGCGGCCAGCTCGGTGCGTGAGGCAAATCTGGAACATTTAGGGATCACTGAAGATGTTTGGGAAAGGGACAGGCCATGACAGCCAATCTGCTTGAGGCGGACATGCAGGACGACCGCGGCACGGATGCCGTGCCGGAGAAATTTCGCGATCCGCAGACCGGCGCGATCCGCGTTGACCAGCTGGTGAAATCCTATCGCGCACTCGAGCAGAAGCTCGCTGGCATTGTGGCCGTGCCCGACGATGACAGCGACGACGATACACGGCTGCGCTTCCATCGCGCGATGGGGGTGCCGGACTCGCCGGATGGGTACGAGATTACCCTGGCCAATCCGGCGCTCGCCACCGACCCGGATGTGAACCGGCGCTTACATGAAGCCGGCTTCACGCCGGCCCAGGCGCAGCTTGTCTATGACCTGGCCTGCGACCATGTGGTGCCGCAACTGCACCGTATGGCCGGCGAATACCGCCTGCGCGGCGAACGCGAGCGTCTGCTGCAGCGCTATGGCGGCGAGGCACGCTTTGCCGAGACCGCCCGCGCACTCGAAGCCTGGGGTAGCCGCAATCTGCCGGAATCCGTCTTCCATGCGCTGGCCTCGTCCTACGAGGGGATCGTCGCACTGGAGGCGATGATGCAGAACGGCGATCCGGCGCTGACGCGCGGCTCTGCCGGCAGCGATGCGGCACTCAGCGAGGACCAGCTCGTCGGCATGATGCGCGACCCGCGCTACTGGAAGAAACGCGACCCCGAATTCCTCGCCAAGGTCACTGACGGCTTCAAGAGGCTGTATCCGGGTTGATCGCGTTCGGCTGGCACCGTCGACAGCAGCCCGGGTCAGCATCGGGCTGCATCGCGGAGGCCGGCCGGTCTTTCCCTTGCTCGTATCGCCGATAACCGCAGCCGGATTTCCGGCACGGCCGGCGGTATGGCGGCGGCAGCGCCCTGCTTCAACCGGTGGGACAACGTTGCGGGCCGCAGAACCGGCCGGGTAACCGGCTTGTCTGAACCGATGACGAAAAGGAGCGTCAGATGACGCCGACGATTGAACAATCCTTCGTCCGACAGTTTGAGCACGATGTTCACCAGGCATATCAGCGGCTCGGTGCCAAGCTGCGCCCGACCGTGCGTTCGAAGACGGCTGTGAAAGGCTCGTCCACCACCTTCCAGAAGGTGGGCAAGGGCACCGCCAGCACCAAGGCCCGCCATGGCAAAGTGCCGGTGATGAATGTCGACCATGGCTCGGTCGAATGCCTGCTGCAGGACTTCTATGCCGGCGAATGGCTCGATGCGCTGGACGAACTGAAGGTCGGCCACAACGAACGTGACGTGATCGTCAACGCCGGCGCCTATGCGCTCGGCCGCAAGACCGACGAGCTGATCATCCGCTCGCTCGACCAGTCCACGCATTTCGCCGGCGGCGATGCCGATGGTCTCACCAAGGCCAAGATTCTGAGCGCCTTCGAGGCGCTGGGCGATGCCGATGTGCCTGATGATGGCCAGCGCTATGCCGTGATCGGCTGGCGTCAGTGGTCGCAGTTGCTCGAGATCCCGGAATTCGCCGATGCGGATTATGTCGGCGAGGATGATCTGCCTTGGAAGGGCGCCCAGGCCAAGCAGTGGCTCGGCACGCTGTGGATGGCCCATAGCGGACTGACCCTGCAGAACAGCGTGCGCTTCTGCCACTGGTACCACAAGACCGCGGTCGGTCATGCCTCCGGCCAGGAGGTCAAGTCCGACATCACCTGGCACGGCGATCGTGCCGCGCATTTCATCAACAACATGATGAGCCAGGGTGCCACGCTGATCGATCCGGCCGGCGTCGTCACCCTGCGCTGCCGCGAAGTGTAAGGAGGCATCCATGGCTTACAGTTCCAAAACCCTGTCTGTGCTGGGTTACGCCAATGGCTTCACGCTCTGGCACTACAGCACCTCCGATGCAGCCAACACGGTGGATGGCAACGGCTATTTCAACGCGGCGGCCGAAATGCTGCGCAGCGGCGACTTCATCCTCGCCAATACCGGTCAGGGTGGAGGTTCGCCGCAGCACGGCATCTTCGTGGTTGCCTCGAACCAGAACGGCCAGGTCGATCTTGCCGACCTGTCGCCGCTGGGCAGCGCCGACACCGACTGACGCCGCCACCCATCGGGCTGATCGCTTCAGCCTTCGTGCCTGATCCACCGTCGCCAGCGCATCCCGGGAACGGATGCCGGCGACGGCCGGGGCCGCGCGGCCAGGCTTTTACGGCCTGGCCAGCGCGCTCCGCGGGGCGCCTGCCGATGACGATTTCCTCGCGTCGTCGCCGGGCGCCCCGGTCGGGGCCGTCGCTGGACGGCCAGCATCGTGAAAGGATTTCAGCATGGCCTCGAACGCCATCGAATTATGTAATCGCGCGCTGGTTACGCTCGGCGCCCAGCCATTGACCGGGTTCGACGATGCGACGGTCGAGGCCGAGATTACGAGGCACCTCTATCCCAGCCTGCGGGATGCACTGCTGTCGTCGCATCCTTGGCGTTTTGCCACCGTACAGACTTCTCTGTCGCGCCTGCCGCAGGCACCGACTGCCGATTACAGCGCAGCCTTCCAGCTGCCGGCAGATTTTCTGCGTGCGTTATCGGCCGGAACCACGGAACGCGGTCGCGGCCTGAACTACCGCATCAGCGGGCGTCGTCTGGAAACGGATGCCGATACTTTAACGCTCACCTATGTCTTCCGCCCCGATGAAACCGGCTTCCCGCCATTCTTCGATGTCGCTCTGATTGCCCGGCTGGCGGCGGAATTCTGCCTGCCGCTGACCGAAAGCACCTCGCGTGCGCAACTGCTGCATCAGCTTGCTGATGCCGAATTCCGCAAGGCGAAGGCCATCGACAGCCAGCAGGCCGAACCGGGCCGGATCGACGACTTCACGCTGGTGGAGGTGCGCGGCTGATGCCTAAGGTCACCATCGCGAAAAACAACTTCACGGCCGGCGAGCTCGCGCCCGATCTGTGGGGACGCACCGATCTGCAAGGCTATGCCAACGGCGCGGCCAGGCTGCGCAACGTGATACTGCGGCCCACGGGCGGCGTCACCCGCAGGCCGGGCCTGCGTCATGTCTGGTCGCTGCCTGGTGTATCGGCGATCCGGTTGGCCAGTTTTGCCTTCAATACCGAGCAGACGTATCTGCTGGCCTTTACGCCCAACACCCTGCATGTCTTTCGCGACAACGAACGGGTGTTCATTGGCGATGCACCATGGACGGCCGCACAGATTCCCAATCTCTGCTGGACGCAGAGTGCCGACACGCTGTTCCTTTGCCATCCGGACCTGCGGCCGCAACGCATCACGCGGCTGAGCCATAGCGACTGGAAGATCGAGAATTTCACCTTTGCCGCGGAAACCTCGTCCAGCGCACTGTTTGAACCGAGCTTTAAATTCGCCAAGCATGATGTGACCCTGGTGTCTTCCGGCACCCAGGGCAATGTGACACTCACGGCATCCGAAGACTTTTTCCTCTCCGGCCATGTCGGCACCCAGCTCCGGATCAAGAAGAAGGCAGTCCGCATCGACCTCGTGTCGACGCCGAAAGTTGCCCAGGCGACTGTGCTGCAGACGTTGGCCGGCACTGCGGCAACCGACGATTGGGAGGAGGCGGCTTTCTCCCCTGTCCGCGGTTGGCCGGTTTCGCCGACGCTCTATCAGGAACGCCTGGTGTTTGCCGGTTCGCGCGATCTGCCGAACCGGATTTGGATGTCGAAAACCTCGGACATCGATAATTTCGACCAGGGCACGGCACTGGACGACGAAAGCATCGAATTTGCATTGCTCACCGATCAGGTCGATGCGATCCGCGCCGTAGTGGCTGGCCGGCATCTGCAGGTCTTCACTACCGGTGCTGAATGGATGGTGACGGGCGATCCGCTCACGCCCAGCAAGGTCAGGGCCGAGCGTCAGACCCGCGCGGGCTCGTTTCCCGACCGCGCTATCCCGCCGCGCCATGTCGATGGCGCCACGCTATTCCTGGCGCGCAACGGCCGCGAACTGCGCGAGTTCCTCTACACCGACATCGACCAGTCCTACACGGCAGCCGATCTGGCGCTGCTGTCCAGCCATGTCTTCGACAATCCGCTCGACCAGGATTACGCGGCGCGTGACCGGCTTTTCATGATCGTGATGGGCAACGGAACCCTGGCGGCGCTCACGGTCTATCGCGCGCAACAGGTGACGGCGTGGACCGTGTTCGAAACCAGCGGCGAAATGCGCGCTATCGCCGTGGTCGAGGACCGGATTTATGTGGCGGTGATCCGCAACGGCGAAATGCGCATCGAACATTTCGCCGCGGACAGTTTTACCGACGGCCATATCGCCACCAGCAGCCCCACGCCTGAAACCGTTTGGAACGGGCTCAATCACCTGGAAGGGCAGACGGTGGATATCCTTGCGGATGGCAAGCCGCGCGGACGGCGGATGGTGACAAACGGTGCCATCACGCTGGTCCGGCCTGCCCTGCAGGTGGAGATCGGCCTGCCCTATGCGCATGAAATCCGTCCGCTGCCGGCCGAGCTCGGCAATGGCACCCTGACCAGCCAGGGCAGCCCCGTGCGTCTGGTGCGCGCCGTCTTCCGCCTGTTCTCGAGCAAGGCACTGCATGTCGATATCGGTCGCGGTCTGCGGGTTCTGCCATTTTCTCGTAGCGGTGATGTACTCGATGCAGCTCCGGAGATCTTCAGCGGCGACATCGAGGTGCGTGGCCTCGGCTGGCGCCGCGGCATCGACCAGCCGCTCTGGCGCATTGCGCAGGATGTGCCGATGCCCTGCACGCTGCTGTCCGTCATTACCGAAGTGAAAGGAGCCGACTGATGTCCGGATTCGAAACCGCCCTGATGATCGCCAGCACGGCACTGGGCACCGCCAGCTCGATCTCGCAGGCCAGCCAGCAGCGCAAAGTCCAGGCCCAGGCGCAGGCCATGCAGGCCCAGCAGGCACAGGAACAGATCAATGACTTGCAGCGCCAACAGGCCAAAGCCGAGCAGGATCGGCGCGAACGGTTGAACCGCGCAATGGCAAGTCAGCGCGCCGCCTTCGCCGGTTCCGGCATCAGCAGCGACGGGTCGGGCGATGCCGTATTCGACAACCTGCTGACCAGCAGCCTGCGCGAAAAGCAGGACATTGATGAGCAGGTCGATCGCACCATGCGCCACTTGCAGGACGGGATTCAGCTCAACCTGCTCAAGCAGCCGAAGGCGGATCCCTTCGCTCGTGCCTCATCGGTGCTCAACTCGGGCGTCAGCATTTTCAACAGCGGCCGACAGCTTGGCCTCTTCTGATCATAGGATATGTGGAGACCTTCATGACGACATCCTCACTGATTCCCAGGATTCAGTTGATCGCCACCGGTATGGAGCAAGGCTTTCCATTTGCTTTCCCGGTCAGCGATACGGCAGAGCTTTATGTCTGGGTCGATGACGATCCGCGCAGCGATATCATGGTCGATCTGCTTGAGACCGGTGATGGGGGCACGGTTTCCTTCGTCAATAACCCACCGGTTGCCGGCCAGCGCGTGACGATCACTCGCATCATCGGTCTGAACCGTGGCGCGCAATTCGCCGAGGGCGGCGTGCTGCGCGCAGAAGCGCTGAATGCCGAATTCGAACGATTGACCCGCCTGGTTCAGCAGGTCGATGAGAAAGCCGCGCGCGCGATCAAACTTCCGCCTGCTTCGGCTTTTCCGGCGATGCAGGATTTGACTCTACCGCCCGGAGCCCGCAGCAATCGTGTTCTGGGCTTTGACGCGCAGGGCCAGCCGATGCTGATCGGCGAGGGATCGATCCCGGCCGGTCCGGTCGGTCCGCAGGGGCCGCAGGGTGCCACCGGTCCGATTGGACCGCAGGGTCTGACCGGCCCACAGGGGGCGCAAGGCCCGGGAGGTCCGCCTGGACCGCAGGGCAACCCGGGTCCACTCGGGCCGGCCGGCCCGCAGGGTGCGCAGGGTGCGCAGGGAACACAAGGACCGCAGGGCGTTCAGGGTAGTCCCGGTGCTCCGGGTCAATCCTTCACGCCGGATGCCATTGGTGCCTATGCGCATCGCAGCCTGCATGATGTCGCGCCGGCCGGCTTCGCGTTCCTCGCCGCCGATATCGGGCAGCTTTTTTTCAAACTCAGCATGGCATCCGCGGACTGGTCGGACGGCGTCTATTTCGGGCGTGGCGAAGCGGGCCCGCAAGGCCTCCAGGGTGTGCAGGGCCTGCAGGGTCCGCAGGGCGCACAGGGAATCCAGGGGCCCGTCGGCGCCACCGGCGTCCAAGGCCCGCGAGGCCTGACCTGGCGCGGCGGATGGCTGGCTGCGACAGCTTATGCTGCCGACGACGCCGTGCAGCATGACGGCAACAGTTACATATGCATTCTCGCCATAAACGGCAGTATCGCGCCGTCAGAGGATCCAGAGCACTGGTCGCTGCTGGCTGCGCGGGGGCTGCAGGGTATCGAGGGTCCGCAAGGCGAAGCCGGTCCGACGGGTCCGACCGGGCCGCAGGGTCCCCAGGGTGCTCAAGGCCTGCAGGGTCCGATCGGTCCTCAAGGGGCGCCCGGCGATAATGGTGCCCCGGGTCTTGGCGTGCCCTATGGCGGCGATGCCGGCCAGTTGTTGGCCAAGGCCTCCGGCGACGATGGCGATGTCATCTGGCAGAACCCGCCGGCGGGCTTCGTGGCCAAGAGCGGTGATACCATGACGGGTCTGCTGGTCGCACCCGGCATCCGCAGTGCCGGTACGACACCTCTCGCCACCGGATTCCTGCTGGCCAATGGTCAGGATATCGGCGACGCGATCCTGCATCGCACCCGCGAGATCCTTTACCAGGAACAGCAGGTGGCCAATTGCGCGGGGGTGATCCCGAACGGCAACTGCTCCGGCAACACCTTCTGGAGCATGCCGAATGCCAACTGGTGGACTTGGGGCGTCGGGCTATCCTACCGCAATCCTGGGTACGACTTTGCCGGCGGTTCTTCCACAACCAACCAGACGATCAGTCAGACCAACGACCGTATCTACGGATCGTACTACCTGCTGCGCACGGAAGTCGGCTTCGACATACAGCGACGCGATTGGAAGAACTGCAACTGCGGTCAAACCAACTGCTACACGAACTGCAACTGCAACTGCAATTGCAATTGCGACTGTTCGAACTGCTCAAACTGCAAATGAACAGGAGGCTCGGATGAGCGTATTCTTTCAGCGCCACAATTTTCTCTGCGCTGGTCTGACTACCCCCTTCATCGTGGAATCAAAAATCGATTCCGCGCAAATCACGCTGCGGACATGGCGGCTGAGCGAAGATGCTGTCATTACCTCCGTCATTCCGGCAGACGAAGCGGTAGAGATTTATGGAGGGCACGCAGAACCTTTCGAAATCGATTCCGATCTCGCATCGGCTCGCGAGATCCGGGAGAAACACTGGATTCCGATCGAGTCCTTAGGTGGCAGTTATACCGGAGGCTCACGTCAACGGAATCTGTTTCTACAGCCGATCAGCCAGGTCGGCTTTCGGATCGATCCGAATGTACTTGGCTCTGCGGCCTGGTCCGATTACGCCATCTGGGCCTTCAACGCGTCTCGAGACGGCCGACTGTCAATGCCATTCAATCGCTATCTCGCCACACAGCCGAGCCGGCAGCATCGCCATATGCTTTTGGTCTCGCGACGCGAAGTGAACCTACTGATGCTGAATGTCCCGTTTGCCCGGGAGGATTTCTCCAATTGTGTCTTCGTCCTGAAATACAACCCGGCATTCGGATGCATCCATAATTTTACGGCTTACAGAAGCATGCCGACCATAAAGATCGGACTGGGACCATATGATCTCGATCATCTCTATGGCTTCAAGGCGCTATTTGCCTCGCTCCGGCTGTGCGGTCCGGACACGGTTCAAGCTGGTCAGCAGGCATCCTATTCAATTGAAATGTACAGCAAGAATGTTGATGCGCTGATCGATGATGTGGAAGCCAGGATCTATCTCGAATCGAGCGCGGGCTATCTCCCACAGCGTCAGGTCGAAATCTGTAATGGAACTGGCAGCTTCCCGTTCATGGCGCTTGGGCTCAGTGCGGGCGACCGAATCAAGCTGAAGGCTGGTTGGCGCAATTTCAGCGGCGCTGCCGAAAAGATCATCACGGTCGTCTAAATCCGGCACAGCGGAGCTCTGCCATGCATCCTCTCTATCGCCTCACGCTTGCCGGGCCAGCCGGCTATCGCCGGATTGCCATCTGGTCGCCGCAGACTGCCAGACTCTGCTGGGAGGATGGGGCACCGCTTGATCTGAGTGGTGTCGGTGCCGGCTACGCCCCGCCGCGGGAATGGCAACCGGCATTTCCGGTCCATCCGGCATTGCCCGCCGGCAAACAGCGGCAGGTGCAGGTCCTCAAAATCCAGCTTGGGCTGAAATGCAACTACAGCTGCCAGTATTGCAACCAGGCCAGTCAACCCCAGGACAGCCAGGGCGACCTGGTCGATGTCGACCTGTTTCTGATGACCTTACCGGATTGGCTGCACGGCGAGCCGCAGCGAATCGAATTCTGGGGCGGCGAGCCGTTCGTTTACTGGAAGATTCTGAAGCCCCTGGCCGAGGCGCTACGCATGCGATTTCCCCGCGCCAGTTTCGGCATGGTCAGCAACGGCTCCTTGTTGGATGAGGACAAGATCGACTGGCTGGACCGCATGGGCTTTGGCATCGGCATCAGCCATGACGGGCCAGCAATGAAATACCGCGGTCCGGATCCGCTCACCGATCCAGGCAAGCGCGCCATGTTGCGCCGACTCTACGACCGGCTGGCGGTACAGAATCGCATCAGCTTCAATGTGGTGCTGCATCGTCGCAACATGTCCCTCACGGCTGCGCGGCGCCATATTGCATCCGCGTTGCAGGTGCCGGAAGCCGAGCTTCCCATGGTCACCGAGGAGGTGCTGCTGCCGTATGACGAAGGCGGCCGGCGACTGTCCCTGCGCAACGAAGCGGAAGGCCGGGCCTACTCGAGCGCCATCTTCTGGGAGGCGGTCCGTGGCGAGTCGATGGCGGTCAGCACGATCCGTGACAAGATCACGGGCTTTTTTCGCCATCTCGCCGAAGGCCGGCCGGCCGTGGCGCTCGGCCAGAAATGCGGGATGGACGACCCGGCAAAACTTGCGGTCGATCTCAAGGGTAACGCGCTGACCTGCCAGAACATGTCGGCCGATACGAAGCATCGGATCGGCCATGTCGAAGCAATACAGGATATCCGTCTCGACACAGCTTATCACTGGTCGACGCGCGCAGAATGCGGTCGCTGCCCCGTCTTGCCGCTCTGCCAGGGTGCCTGCCTGTTTCTTGAAGACGATCTGTGGCGCCAGGCCTGCGACAACAGCTACTGGCACAATCTCGGCATGCTCGCCGCCGCCGTTTATTGGCTGACACGGCTGGTACTGGTCGAAATCGAGGGGACGCCGCGTCGCGCGGATTTACCTGAGCGCATCATGGTGATCGATCCAACCGGCGTGGAGAAGTTTGCATGA